TACTATCACTGCAGATAATAAGATGTTCAAGGTGCAGAATGCTTCTGCAGCGAACAAGTTTACAGTCGATACCGATAATGGTAACACTGATATTCAAGGAACATTGGATGTTGCAGGTGATGTAACTGCATCATCTGACCTTACAGTCACAGGAAATCTTACAGTCAATGGAACAACAACTACTGTCAATTCTACGGTCACAACAATCGATGACCCTGTTATTACTGTTGGTGGTGATACAGCACCCGCGTCTAATGATGGAAAGGATCGTGGTATTGAATTTCGTTATTATGATGGTTCTGCTAAAATCGGTTTCTTCGGTTTTGATAGATCATCCTCCCAATTCCAATTCTTAACAAGTGCAACAAATACTTCTGAAGTTCTCTCAGGAACAGATGGTGCTCTAAGAGCAGGTAGTTTAAATCTTACTGGTGCGGGCACATCTCTTGATGTTGATGCTAATGCAAACATTGATGGCACACTGACTGTAGATGGTCAGATTATTTCACAAGTATCTTCGGGTCCTGCTCTTGTTATCCCAACAACAGATAAGATTAATAATCTTAACGCAGACTTACTAGATGGTGCTACAACCGCAACTGCTGCAACTGCATCCACAGTTGTTCTTCGTGATTCATCTGGTGATTTTGCTGCCAATCAAATCACTGCTGCTAGTGCTGCAGGATCTGGTGCAGGTTTCTTAGGAAACGCATCCACTGCTGACGCATGGAAGACTGCTAGAACACTCACCATTAGTGGTGTTGTATCTGGTTCTGTAGTCATCGATGGAAGTGAAAATGAAACACTTACAACAACTTATGTTGATGCAGACATCACTGCTCTAGCAGCGATGAGTGGAACTGGTTATG